TCGAAGCTAACAGGCAGATTGATATTCTCATCCACATCTAATACTATCTACGGTATTGGTACTGCATTTGAAACTCAGTTGCAACCAGGACTTTTAGTTCGTATTCCTGGTCAAGCAAATACTCTGCGCGTACATACGGTACTGAGTGATACAAGTTTCGTTTCTGCATTTAAACCAAATGGCAGTTTCGTTTCGCCCGGCGCTGATGCGTACATCAGACTTGCGGCTGCTAATGCTGATTCCACATTGCAAACTGCGTTTGCGTTCTCAACAACAGGAACGTATTCGATCAACTCGATTGCCATTATTAATCCTGGATATAATTATACCACACTACCAACAATCCGCATTGTTGACGAGACTACATCAATTCTAAATATTGACGATGGTGTTGGCGGATTTATTGGACGTAATGCTACTGTAAGTACCGACTATGCTCCTGGTTCAATAGTAAGTATAGCTCTCACATCAACTGGCGCTAATTTCAATCGAAACGAACTTGCTACAATTCAAAACGTAACGCAAGGCAATAGTGTAATCATTCAAGCTACACCAGGTAATCGTGGTACTACATATCGTAAGCTAAAAACAACCTTCAATGGTGCTGGCGCTCCTCTAGTATCTGGTGTTAAAAATCTACCAGGCCGCTATACAGATACCAAAGGATTCCTATCTTGGAACAATAAGATCCAAGACAACTACTACTATCAGGAATTCTCATACGTTGTTCAGATAAGCGAACTTGTCAATAAGTACCGTGATATCATAAAGAATTTGGTGCATCCAGCCGGCACAAAGATGTTTGGTACATATACCATCCGTTCTGGCGCTACGATGCCATTCACGCTCGCGCAGTCTAGTTCGAACATCCATAATGTTAGAAATCTTGAACCGGTATATGCAACCGAAATTGTTTCTGGCACTAAGATTACGACCGATTCATCTTTGGACAATGAGATAAATCCTAATGCGATTATGACGGCATTCGTGTCTAAGGATGTTGACATTGGAACAGAGGTTGCCACAGCGAATGGTAATCCATCTGTCACAGTCAGATTCCTTGGTCTTGGCACAGCAAATGTTACGACAACCGATTCGTTTGGTGGTACCGGCATTTACCCAGGCACTGCTGCTGAAAGCATTACATCCAGCGATGAGCAGTCTGCCATTGGTACATATCCTGGCGCAATTTCTGAGAATACAATTAATCTTGCTGGTACTCAAGTTGCAATTGGTACATACCCAGCAGGCGGCACAGCAAATGTCGCTATTACGGATGCGCCATCGGCCATTAAGATTGTTCTCGTCAACGGAACTTATGTTCAGGTCACCGTGGCCAACAATATTGCATCTTTCTACGATTCTGCTACAATATCGGCATACGATCCATTTGTCATCGACGCTCTCAATGGCACACCACGCCTCGTTCGTATCGCAAAGGGAACACCTTGGTTTGCAAACAATGCGCTTAGAGCAAACACAGGAAACATTCAGGTTGGTGGCGTAGGAACTGCAATTATTGCAGCGGCAATAGGCAGTGGCAGCACGACTACATATCAAGTCAATGCGATTTTCTCAAATACATATCTGACACTTCGTACAAATTATGTTCCAGTCACATCGAACGCGACATTTGCTTATAGCGTAGGATAATATATAAATAGCAAGCTAAATAGCTTAGACAAATTCCATTAATCAGAGGAGAAAAAAATGGAAAAGATTGATGCAAATATTATGACAGATGCTTCCGTTGTTCGTGGCGGTGGTATGAGTGAAGACGTAAACGCTACCGGTTTTTATACCGTTTCGTGTGTTGACGAAGTTGGCAATGTGAAGTGGGCCGACGAGTTCTCAAATCTCGTAACCACAGTTGGTAAGAATGACCTCCTAGACAAGTATCTAGCCGGTTCTGCTTATACCGCTGCTTGGTACATGGGTCTAATCAGCTCCACATCTTACACAGCCGTTGCTGCTGGTGACACAATGTCGTCACACACAGGTTGGTTGGAAGCTGGCGCAACATACAACCCAACATATTCGCAGTCTGCTCGCCCAACTCCATCTTGGTCTTCAGCATCATCTGGATCTAAGGCTACTTCAGCGGCTGTTTCATTCTCTATCACTTCTTCTGGTACTGTCAAGGGCGCGTTCTTGACCTCAGTATCAACCAAAGATGGCACAACCGGTATTCTTTACTCGGTAGGACTATTCACTGGTGGCGACAAGGTCGTTTCAAGCGGTGACACTGTAAACGTAACTTATACAGCAAGCGCCTAATACATGGCTGGTGGATTAATCACTTCACATTTCCGAATTCACAATGCGATTCAATTTTTTGAGTCGTTTGGTGAAACATCTCCTACGCGATATTATTTTTATATCGCGAAAAGTTTTGCGTGGAATAATGAAGTGGAACCACCAACTCCAGGTGACACGTACCAGGAAACATACTACAATCAATGGCGCGACATTATGTCGGTCAAGCGTATTCAACCATCAGATGTTTCTCATGTGGTGCCGCGCTACGATTGGACATCAGGTACAATTTATGACGAATGGGACGATAATGAAAATCTGCAAGATGTGGAAAATTATCGTCTTCCTGAGCATAATTTTTATGTGCTGACTAATGAAAATAACGTCTACAAAGTTATCGACAATAATAAATATTCTGCATCGACAGTTAAACCAACTGGAACTGGCACTACAATTACAACAACAGCAGATGGCTATCGTTGGAAGTACATGTATACCATTTCAGCTGGTGAAGCGTTAAAATTTTTGACTCCTGCGTGGATGCCAGTTAAAACGCTACAGAGTCAAGATAGCAGCGCCCAGTGGACTATTCAAGATAATGCAGCTAACGGTGCTATCAATACGATCATTGTTAGTAATACTGGCAGTGGATATTTGTGTAACTCAAACACTTTTGCTACAGTAACAAATTCAACATCTTTTATTTTGAAAGCAAGCGCATCAAATCTTGATGCTGCATATGCTGGTTCAGCATTGTTTATTAGAGCTGGAACAGGTTCTGGTCAAATCAGAACAATTACAAACTATAAAGGCGCATCAAGAGTTCTTACTGTAAATAATGCATTCACGACAATACCTGATCTCACAAGCGAATATTATATTTCTCCTCGCGTGATTATTCGTGGTGATAGTGGTAGATCGTTATCGACAAGAGTGTCTGCGTATGTGTCAAATTGTGCTGGTGGATATATCAACAATATTACCGTAATTCAAAATGGCGAAGATTACTCACAAGCAAACGTATCATTTGGTCATAATCCTCTGTATGGATCAGGTGCTAATGCTTATGTAATTATTCCACCTGTCGGTGGTCATGGATCAGATCCTGTCGATGAATTGCGCGGCTATAACGTGATGATTAACGTGAATCTGGTAGGTTCAGAAGCTAATACCTTCGCATCTAACAATGACTTCCGTATCATTGGACTAATGAGAGACCCTCTTCTTGCTGATGGTAGAACTGCAAATGCTTCTGTTATTGACCAATGTACAAGAATAGTCGTTTCTGGTGTCAGTGGTGACTTTCAAGCTGATGAAATTATTACAGGATCGTCTACTGGTGCTAAAGCAAGAAATGTTTATTTTGCAAACACAGACGCATCAAGAACTAAGGGTATTGTTCGCGTAATTCGTGAAACAACAAACGGCACTGGACATTCATTCTTAGCTGGTGAAACAATTACGGGTGGCACAACTGGTGTTACCGCAACAGTCGTGTCACGCATTGGACCAGCTCTCCAGCGTAACACGGGATTCATACTATATACTGAATACAGAGAAAAAGTTGAACGCGCTGGCGATCAAACAGAAAATATTAAGCTAGTACTCAAATTTTAATCGGAAGGTATCATGGCTGGAGAAGCAAATTCCGTCACACTCTCAACAAACTTTAACGTAGATCCATACTACGACGATTTTGATGAGGCCAAAAATTTTCATCGTGTTCTTTTTAGACCAGGACTAGCAGTTCAGGCTCGTGAACTAACACAGATGCAAACGATCATGCAAAACCAAATCGACCGTTTTGCTTCGCATATTTTTACCGAAGGATCTACAGTTCGCGGTTTTGATATGAGCTATGATACGCTCTATAACTACGTCCGCCTGCGCGATAAAACCAGCACCGGTGTTTCGATTACACCATCATCATTTGTTGGTAAAACACTAAGAGGTACAACATCTGGTGTTACCGCTCTTGTTGTTAATAGTAATGATGGTTCTGAAGCCAATACACCACACACAAAAACAATTTTCGTTAAGTATCAGTCTGCAAACAGCAGCGGTAGAAAATATTTTACCAACAACGAAATTCTCATTGCTACCGACGGTTCTGGCCTCGTAGCAAATACAGTTCGTGGTACAACAACATATCCTGCAGAAGGATATGGTGTAGCTGCCACATTTACTTCTGGTATTGTATATGCCAAGGATCACTTTATTCGTGTTCCTTCTCAAACACTGGTTCTAAGTAAGTACGACACATATCCAAATGTCCGTGTTGGTTTTGATATTAAAGAATCAATCATCACAGAAGTTGATGATAGTACACTTCTAGATCCAGCATCTGGTTCATATAACTATGCGGCACCAGGTGCTGCGCGTTTGAAGCTAGAAGTTGATCTAAAATCTCTCGATATCAATACCACAGTATCAAATACCTTTATCGAGTTGATGCAGGTAAAAGATGGTGTCGTTCAGTCTCTATCAAATCGTACTCAGTATTCACAGATTCGTGATTACATGGCGCAACGTACATCAGATGAATCTGGTGATTATATTGTTACCGGTTTAAATGTCAACATCAAAGAAAATCTAAAGTCTGGTAATAACCAAGGCGTATATACTCTTGCAGCTGGCGGAAGTGCAAACAGACTTGTGGCTATTGTTGAGCCAGGAAAAGCTTATGTTAAGGGATATGATATTCAGACTATTGTATCTAGTCGTGTTAACATGCAGAAGGCAACAGATTATGCTTCGGTTGCAGATGCTAAAGCTCTTGTAGATTACGGCAATTATATCATCGTTGATAACGTGGTTGGTAAATGGAATATTGACGGTCAAGGTGTTATCAATCTAAAAGATAATCAATCAAATGCTGCAAGCTTGGGTGTTTACTCGACAACATGGCCATCAGGTGGTGCTAAGGGTGCTACAATTGGTACCGCGCGTGTGAAAGGTATCGAATACTACACAGGAACACCAGGTTCACCAAGTGCGCTTTATAAAATGTATCTTACCGACGTTAAGATGAATGCTGGTAAGTCATTCCTTCAGGTTCAAGGTCTTGCATATAACGCAAACACTCCAGGAAAAGCTGACGTTCGTTATCTATCAGCCAATACACAAGATGCTGCTACTGATCGTTCTATCTTCCGTCTTCCTACAAACGCAACTAAAACTTTGCGTAGCACATCTGGAACAATAAGAAACGATTTTGAATTCTATAAAACATTCACACAGACAACCGACACATCTGGTGTTGCTGTTATTAACACGGGCGATGATAATCAAACATTTGATGGTGGCGGTTCACTACTAAGTCAATCTGCTCGTCGCTCTGATTTCTATGCAGTTGTAACTAGTGCTGCTAATACAGTCGCAGCTGGTAGCGTATCTATCACATCTGGTGCAAATACGGTAACTGGTACTGGATTCTCAACAAAAATCAACGTCGGCGATGTTCTTCATATTGGACCAGCTGGTGATCTTATTGTAAGTGCGGTAACAAGTGATACTTCATTGCAAGTTCTTGGTACAGCAGCGGCTACAGTTACCAGTGGTAAGTACTATAAGAAATTCATTTCTGGTCAAGTTGTTGATCTTGGTGGATATGGATACAATGGCGCACGAACAGTTCAGATTTCATCTACGCCCGCTCGCGCGGCAACGATCAATTTGAATGAGACGTTTAACACAACAGGTGCACCACTATCTATCACAGCACATATAAATCAAATCAACGGTCAAGAAATGGGTAAATCGGTTGTTCGCAATCGTTTAGTCCAGATTCGTGTTGGTGCCGGTGGTGGTACTTCATACACAGCTAATACCACTGGTCCATGGCCACTAGGTCTATCCGATGGATTTAAGCTTGTATCCGTTCGCAAAAAGAGTGGTTCAAACTTTGGTACTTTGACAGAAGGTACCGACGTAACTAATGATTTTATTCTTGATACTGGCATGAGAGATAACTATTATGACCATGCTCAATTGAAGAAGAAGTCAACAAGTAGTCTTTCAATTGCGTCTGGTGATCGTCTACTAGTTTCTTTTGACCACTTTACACATAGCCACTCTTCTGGTGTAGGATTCTTCTCTGTCGATTCGTATCCAGTAAATGATACTACAGCATCTACGGACACATCTAAAATCTACACATATGAAATTCCAATCTACACATCTACAGTAGATGGTATTACTTATGATTTACGCGATTCATTGGATATTCGTCCTCGTATTGCTGATACGGCTAATAGCGTTACCGCGCTTACTGGTATTTCAATTAATCCACTCACTTCAACATCATTCTATAATCCAACCGGTTGTTTGAAATTTTCACCAACAGGTCAAGATTTTACAACCGATGCTGATTACTATTTGAAGCGTATTGATACCATTGCTATTGATAAACGTGGTAAGGTAGAAGTTGTTCGTGGTATGCCAGCCATTCGTCCAGCAGCACCGGCTGTTCCAGAGGATTTGATGGCTCTTGCCACGGTCTCTCTTGCACCATATCCATCACTACCAATTGAAATTGGCCGTCGTGTTAACCGCGCTGATCTTTCAAACACGGTTCGTAAGATTCGCAACGAGCGTTATACGATGCGTGATATTGGTACAATTCGTGACCGTATTGACCGCCTCGAGTACTACACATCTTTGAATCTTTTAGAAAAAAATGCCAAGGATCTATTGATTCCAGACTCTAATGGTTTGGATAGATTTAAGAACGGCATTCTTGTTGATTCATTCAAGGGATTCTCAATTTCTAATCCGCATGATACCGATCTAAAGTGGAGCGTTGATTCTCAAAAAGGAGAGATGCGTCCTCTTGCAAGTGTTGATAACGTAGCTCTTGTTTACACGGCAAATTCATCAAATGTGGTACGCACAAACGTAACGCCAGCTGGAGTTTCTCGCGATCAAACAATTACTATTGGCGATGAATATGCCTCTATAGCCGTAATTGGTTCAACTGTTACCTCTGGTGCAGTTACTGGTGTCATTAGAAGTAGATCACCAAGTGGATATGGAAAAGCAATAGGCGGTTCTGGTAAACTATATCTAGAACAATGCACAGGAAACTTTACGGTAGGCGGAACAATAAGTCTAACGGTCGAGCCTAATGTTGTATTTTCAAGCGTTAGCATATTAGCAGTTTCTAGTCCTACACCTGGCGATCTAGTGACATTGCCATATACTCACCATCCTCTAATTCGTCAGCCATATGCAACAACAACTCGCAACTGCGTTGGCACTGCATACACATGGTTAGGAACACTTGTATTGACACCGGATAGTGATTACTGGTGCGATACGACTACGCGACCAGATACAAATATGAATGTCGATCTTAACACAGACAACTTTGTTTGGTTAGCTAACGCATGGCAAACGCAGTGGAATGGATGGGAGACAACATTTACTGGTCAACCAGTTCTAAGCGCCCAATCTGAAGTCGATCAAGGTCTGACCTATGTTCCACAGGCAGACGGTTCGACAGATATCGTTCAGAACTTTATCACTCAGAGCATTTACACTTCACCAACAATTCAAGCGCGCACTGGAACTGGCGTAAAAGCCACGGTTGTTAGCTCAAAGGAATCTGTAGGTAATTTTGTTAAGGACGTAAACATTCAGCCATTCATGCGCTCGCGTATGATTTTGTTCAAGATGTTTGGTCTAAAGAGTAGCAGCCGAGTTTATGGATTCTTTGATAGCACCGATGTTAATAGATATATTACGCCATTAACTGAAGCTGAATATGAGTCTGGTCTAAAGACTTCTAGCGGAGCTCCAGCAAAACCAACTGCTGGTGAAGGTAGTCCTATGTATACAGATTCTAATGGATCTGCATGGGGTGTGTTCCGTCTTCCAAGTGATACGTCACTGCGTTTCCGCACAGGAACAAAACGTCTTCGTTTTGTGGATAATCCAACGAACAGTAAAATTTTTGGTCAATTCACAACATCGTGTGAAGCGCCATATACTGCTGAAGGCTTAATGGCCGGTGTTTCTGATTTGACACTCTCAACAAAGAGAGCAATTCTAGCACAAAATATCTTAACAGAAACAAGAAATGGTGAAACACAATTCGGCACTTCTGTTGGTGGTCAACGTGTTGTTGGTAATGTTCCAGCTCCCGTTGGTGATGCTGGCGATTCGTGGGGCGGAGGTGGCGGTGGCGATGGCACTGCGCAAGCTGATGGTGGTAACTGTGGTGGCGGAGGTGGCTGTGGTAGTGATCCTATCGCACAGACAATGCTTATCACTGCGCTTGTATCAAATAAGATGCAAACTAGCGGAATGTACCTAACTAAATTGGATCTATATTTTGCTACAAAGGATTCAAAGCTACCAATCACTGTTGAGCTTCGTGAAGTTGATGAGATTACCGGTAATATTACACCTCGTGTTGTACCGTTCTCTCGCGTTGTTCTGGCACCAGCTGACGTAAATCTAAGTGATGATGGCACTGCACCAACACCTGTATATTTCCCTTCACCAGTTTATTTGGCCGAAGGAAAAGAATATGCGATGGCTCTTGTTCCTGCAGGAACAAATCCAAACTACAACGCATTTACCGCAGTTCTTGGTGAAAAAGATATAGCTACACAAGCGCGTGTGTCTGAGCAACCATGCACTGGGTTCTTGTTCACTTCAGCTAATCAGCGTCTATGGGTTCCTGTAGAAAACGAGGATATTAAATTCACTGCATATCATGCCAAGTTTGAAAAAGACAATACTGGTGTGATGGTTGTTAAGAATGAAAATCGTGACTATCTAACAATCGCAAACACAACAGGTGCATTCAACAAGATTGGTGAAGTCATTTATGGTGAACAGCTTCTAGTTGGCACATTCTCTAACACGAAGTCTGTAAATACTGCTGGCGTAACATTGTGCTATGCAATGGGCGTAACTTCAAATGCAACCGGCACAATCACATCATATAGCACAAGCTCTATTCGCATTAAAACAAACTCAATCAATAATGCGTTCAGAGGTGGCGAAACAATCAATCTCTACAATGTTCCTCCAACAGGAAGCACAACACCTGTTGCTAACAAGATTGGTACATGTACCGCTGTTAAGTCTATCACATATCCAGTTGGTCGCTCGACTTACTACGATGTGGTAAACTATGCAAACACAAAACTACATATTGCAAACACTTCATATGCAAACAGCGGTCCTGCAAACAGCGCAAATCGTCTGTTTGTTCCAGGATACTGGATCACAGGTCAGACAAATGGCTATAGTGCGCGTATCGTCTCGATTGATAATATTCCAATGGATAATATCAATCTTCAGACAAACATGATTCAGCCATCAAATACTATGATTACGGCATATGGTAAGTTTGCTAAGAGTACAAGCACAAGAGACACATCATTTAACCAATTGAATATCAATGGTCATACAGAATTCGATTCTCCACGTTATGTCTTGAGTCGCAGCAATGAAGCAAACACTTCTTCTTCATCTGCAACTATGGGAAGAAATAAATCTGCTGAAATCATTTACAATCTAGATTGTCGAAATGTTGTTGCTTCACCGGCAATTGACGTAAACAGAATTTCGATTGTTGCGACACACAATTTGATTAGTTCTAATGCTGAAATTGGATCGTCAGAAGATTGGGTAAAGTTTGGTGGTAACTCTAAGATGCGTTACATCACTCGTCGCGTAACTCTTGCTGATGGTCAGGATGCAGAAGACCTTCGTGTTTATCTTGCAGCTTACATTCCGCCAGGATCAGATGTTAAAGTCTATTCTAAGATTTTAAGCCAAGATGATAACGACACATTTGCTGACGCTCGTTGGATTCCAATGTCACGCGATACTTCACAAGGATTCACACTGACAAACGCATACTCAAGCACAGTCAATAAGAATGATTATATTGAGTTGACGTACACAATGCCAGATTTTGCTTGCCCTTCAGTTGGGTACTCAATATTAGATACATCTGGCCGTGCTATCAATCAGTATGGCGCAAACACAACAACAGGCATTGTTGAATATCGCAACTCGACAAAAGCTCGTTATGTTCGATTCAAGTACTTCGCAATTAAAGTTGTATTGACAAATGAATCAAGCACAAATCCGCCGCGTGTACACGAACTTCGTGCAATCGCTCTTCAGAGGTAAAAATGAAATTGGCTAAAGTGAAAGATTCGCCTGGGTTGGTCAGAGATATGTCAACCCAGGCAGTACTCAACACAGACAATAATGCTTTGGAAGCTTATCGCCTTAAGAGAAAGAAGCAGCAGGAAATGGACGAGGTCGTTTCAGATATAAATAATATGAAGTCTGATATAGATCAAATAAAATCGCTGATGCAGCGACTTTTAGACAAGATAGGATAATAGATGGCTAAGATAGCTAACGTCGCCCTTACGGATACATTTAACACGTGGAGAACACGAACCAACGCTGTGTTGGATCGTATGAGCCAGTTTGCTATCAACAACTCTTCTCTTTATGCTAACACTCTGACATCCAACGTAGCGTTTACTGCGAAAGGAACTGCAACTGTCACGGGTCTATTTACTGCATCAGGTAGAGCCGTAGTTGGTACCAATCTAGGTGTTACGGGCAATACCACAATCACAGGCCTAACAACGGCGTCTGGTCGTCTTGCTGTCGGTACGAATCTAAACGTATCTGGTAACTCGACTATCGGTGGTGTAGGTAAGACTGCAAACGTACAAGGTTGGTTCGGTGTTGCTGGTCGTGCGTCGGTTTCCACAAACTTGTTCGTTGGTGGTAATACTAATATTGGTGGTGTTCTCACGGTTTCCAAAGCAGCCAGTCAAGCGGTTGTTGCTGAATCGACAGGCGCAACGGCTGCATTCCAAAGAAAAGCACCAACAGGTTATAACACATATGACTTCTATACCATCAATGGTGTTGAGGTCGCAAAGATTACTGCTAACACTTCGGGTTGGGGTGTCCAGCTCGGTCTGGCTGATAGATTTACCATTGCATCTTCTGGTCTCGTTACTGTAAATAGATCACTAAATGTCACTCAGAATCTCACAGTTTCTGGTAACTCCACATTCAATGGTACCGTAAGCACCGCAACTGCAAACATTAAAAGTCAAAATCTGTCCGACGCAGCAACTGTTGCATGGGACACTTCAGCTGGTCAGATTGCTACTGTTACACTTGGTGGTAACCGCACAATCGGTGCACCATCAAATCTAAAAGTTGGCACATATATTCTCCACATTTATCAAGACGGTACTGGTGGTCGTACAGCAACATGGAATGCAATCTTTAAGTGGACTGCTGGTGTTGCTCCGCCACTATCTACTGCTGCGGGCGCGCATGACGTATTTTCGTTCGTTTCTGATGGTACATATCTCTATGGTTCATTTATGCCGGATGTAAGATAACACATGTTCACATTTTTAATGGCAAGACCAACTAAGGTTGTTAGTATTGATAGTTCCACAAATAATGTGGATCTATATAACACATCGGCTGCACCTACATATCCGTTGAACTTGCTATGCTTTATCAATAATAACATCGGATCATCAAGTCCTAACACACCAGCATTTAAAACTGGTACAGGTTGGAAAGCTGGTTCGTTTGTGTATGTTAAAAACACTGGCACTATCACAGGTGGTACAGGTACTTCTGGCACAACAGGCAACCCAGGTAATCCAGGCACAACAGGAACACCAGGTACTACAGGTCTCGCAGGTAACCCGGGTGCAGCAGGTAATCCAGGCACACCAGGAAATCCTGGATCAAATGGTGTCGGTGGAGGTGGCGGTACGGGTTCACCAATTTATTTTCCTGCTTCGGGTTATTATCCAGCATCTAAAGGTGTACCAGCAGGCTATAACTCACCTGCTTATTGGCAAGTAGTTGGTAATGCTGGAGGTGGTGGTTCACCGGGAAATCCAGGTAACAACGGTACACCTGGCAATAACGGTTCGCAGGGTAACGGTGGCGGACAAGGCAATGCGGGCGGTAAAGGAAACACAGGCGGCACAGGCGGTACAGGAAATGCTGGTGGTACCGGCGGTGTCGCATTTCAGGTCGATTCCGTTACTGGTCTTATAACTGTTATCGAAAACACAACATCATTTATCGGCGGTACTGGTGGAACAGGCGGACCCGGCGGAGTCGGTGGCCCTGGCGGACCAGGAGGCCCAGGTGGGCCCGGCGGCGCTGGTGGCCCAGGTGGCGCAGCAGGCGGCGGATCAAATGGTGGTGGTAGCAGCGCCGGAGGCGGTGGTGGCGGAGGCGGAGGTGGTTATGCATATAACGCTAAGGCCGATCCAGACGGCGCCGGTGGCGGTGGTGGCGGTGGTGCAGGATCGACTGTTGGTGGCGGCGGACCCGGTGGATATTATCCTGGCGTAACATCAGGAAATGCGGGCGCGCCGGGTAGTGCAAATGCTGGCGGTGCGGGTGGTACTATTGGTTGGTCTGGTTACGGATCAGGCGGTCCTGGTGGAAACTTAAATGCAGGTGGTGCTTCAAGTGCTAATCCTCCTTATGGCTCGCCCGCTGGTTGGGGTGCCGTTCAAGGCGGGGGCGGTGCAGGCGCGGCAGGACCAGCTGGTAATGCGGCAGGCGGTGGTTCTCCAGGAGCGACAGGAACAACAGGTAATCCAGGAGCCACAGGTGCTGTTGGAGACACGGGAGCCACAGGCGCAACGGGAGCAACAGGCCCTCGAGGAAATGCTGTAACAGGCAATGCGTATGTGACAAGTTGGATTAACACAGGAACTAGAACAGGACCAGTAGGATGAACATTCATTACAGAATCATTGAAGTATGGCCTGATGACCATTTGTTTGTTGTTAGATATACAACCGATAAATTGACAGAGGAAATGCTAAAGCAACCATACGACAACAATCGTCGTGCAGATGGAACACCTATGCGCTGTCGCACGGATGTATCATTGGACATGCCTATTCCTGCGCTAGAAGGACAAGTGCTGGAAGATTTTATTCTGATGAACGCGCCAATGGCATGGCTTCGCAAAATGGAAGCTGTAAATGATCCTGATATAGACACAACATTGAGTGGTGTAAAAGCATTGCTTGGTAAAACAGTTATCAAAAATACTGAAGAACTTCTTGCTAAGAAGGCCGATGTTCTAACAGATGACGACATTAAGAGTTTGATTGAATCGCTATCAAAGGATAATTTTACCAACAAAACCACAGGGTAAACACATTCAATGATGTTTTATTATGATGAGGATAGAAATGTCTATCCAACACATGCTGAAGCTGTTGCTTCAAACAGGCATTGCTCTTTTTACTTTCACGATGATGTGTTTTCAAAGGTAGATTGGAAAACAGAGCCAATTGAATCGCTAGACACATTGTATCGCGAACGCGCACAGCAGATTCGCGATCAATACGATTATGTAATTCTATGCTATTCTGGTGGCTATGATTCTACCAATATTTTAGAAACATTCTATTACAATAACATACACATAGATGAGATTCTTTTGGTTGGTGCTTTTTCTCAGGATAAAGAAAAAGGTACCGATGAAAATCATAATGGCGACATATACCTCAATGCATTTCCAACATTGAATAGTATGAATTTGCCAAACACAAAGATTACGGTAACAGACTATACCGAACACTTTACCGATCCAAACAATTTCACACTTATCAAGAAATACGGTAATGAATGGACCAATCATATCGGTGCATTTAAAAGCGTCCACAATCTTTTCTGGTATGACCTGAAGAAATTTATTGGTAGAAACAATAACAAAAAAACATGCTATATCATGGGTTCTGATAAGCCAGGATATGAAGCCCTTGATAATTGTGTCCGTTTCAATGATCTATCTGTCAATGACTATGGCGCAAACTATGAAGACGAAAATTTCAAGCGCATCAATTTCTACAATGGAACAGATGATATCGTTATAAAGATCATGGTAAAGCAAGCGCATGTTGTCATGAGGTTCGAAACTCTTTTTGTTGACATGATAATGCATGGTAAAACATTACCTCATGGTTGGCAAAGAGAAGTCGCGTACATGGATCGCATGAAGCGTATGAATAGCATCATATATAACCTTAGAACGCCACTGCAATTTGAATCGACAAAATCTATGTACAGTTCACTTAGCGCCAGAGATATGTTCATGCTATCAAAAACTGATAGTGCTATGTACAAAATGACACTGGAAGGCATGAGAACAATTTCAAAACATACCAGTATCAATAGAAAGCATTGCTTCTTCTCGCAACCATACTACCTGAAATGAGCTACTTCCTTGTGTTTCTTTTATGGACTTTTGTTGTCTATTGGGCGCATCGTGCAGCCCATATGATTCCGATTGTCCGTAAATTTCACATGGATCATCACGCGCAGGTAACAGACCAAACAATCCAGGGCCTCAACTGGAAAAATGCATTTCTATTTTTTGACACTTGGAATAGCACCATAGATCAGTGGTTGACAGAAGTGATTCCAACGATTATAATATCTGCAATCACTGGTCATTGGTGGCTTTTAATTGCGTACTACATTTGGGCTGGTTTTATCCAAGAAGCAGTCGAGCATAACAAGCGCATCAATCTCTACCCATTCCTGACCAGTGGCAAGTGGCATCTCATTCATCATGATTATGCCACCAAAAATTATGGAGTGTTCATTCCCATTTGGGACTTGATATTTGGTACATGGAAAGGCATTGATGGCAACGCACAAAAATTGGTTTCAAAGTAACATCTGCGATCGGACAAATGTTGGTCTCGATCTCGATGTTACTCTGACAAAGATAGATGACTGGAATCTGTCCACACAATGGAATGATGCGGTAGACAATGTTATTCAATTATTAGTAGCACACAATAAACCGATATACATCGGACTTAGTGGCGGTATAGATTCCGAGTTTGTTTGTACGGCATTTGAACAAAGAAAAGTACCATATGTTCCTGTGATTGTTGACACATCTGGAAATCAGGCAGAAGTCAAGTACGCTTATGATTTCTGTAATAAGTGGTCAAGAGATTCTGTCGTGCTTGATAAAACTGCCGGAGATATGCTTAAGGCTTATTATCACAACATTCTAATGCGATGCCATGGATACGGAGATAATTCAATATCCACGTATATTGTTGGTGAATATGCAAAAGAAAATGGTGGCATCTATGTTATGGCCGAACATCTGATAGACGAAAAGAAAAATGGCGGATTCAATGTTGGTTGCAATGAATGGGACTTCTATAATGATCTATTGCTCGGTATAGATAATACACACTACTTTTTCAATTATACACCAGAAATTAGTGCTACTATGATTCGCAAATTTCCTTATCACGACGATATTCAAAAATGTAAGTCGGAATTTTATGATCTTCCATACCGACCAAAAATGAAATACGAGTTTGGTCCTGCATATCAAAAAACACAATATGTTTTAAGGCGATCAAGATATCTAACACATAATCCACACTACATATTTGGCAGTAGAAATGAATATCTAAAGATGCTAGAAGCAATGGAGTAATTATGGCAGAAGAAAAACTGATGGATGAAACGAAAACGGTGTTGTCGGAACAACGCGCTCGGTCTGCTAGTTACTATTGGGGTAATGGTCTGTATACAGATTTTGAGAAAGCGTACGGTAAATATCTTTTTGTTCCGTTTGATCTGCCTATCATAGCCCCAAATGATAAGGATAAATTTGTAAAGTTCTATTTTGAGAAATCTACAAATGCGACAAAGGTAAAGACAGACCTTCTCAGTCTTCAATTTGATGGATCGGATTATTCACCATATCGAACTATCACATCCGTCTCGCGTGGAGGCCATTCTGATGTTTGGTCAGCAAATCAGGTACCTGAAATCTACACTGAGTTTCCAGAGATATTTGAACAGATCCACGAATATATGCCATTCATCGAGGAGAAAGACTTTCGCTGGTCAATGTGGTCGAGCAACTGGGATGTGCCAGCTCACAGAGATTATGGTTCACAGATTGACGCACCTGTTGGTATCCGTATCAAACTATTTGACAACAATCCAGAGGAAACTCTGTACATGAAGGTTGATCCATTAGAGTGGGAAACTGATAACTTCGACGTTACCTACACGTTACCTATACCAAAAGACACCAATTCATTCGCATGGAATAATCTAAGGCAAAAACACGCAAGCAGATACAACAAAGGTGGTTACCGAAAGATCCTGATGATAGTATCAGCTAGAGAGCTGGGTAGATGTATTACCGGAAAAAATCTCAATAAGTATGTCGATCTTCTAGATCGAAGCGTAGCGAAATATCAAAAAGAAACGGTTGTGGATCAGTGGACAAATTTTACCGACTATCTAACCATCAAAGAAAGTGATCCAATTAATATGGTGCTGGATCAGAGATAAATAGTCTCAAGAACAAAGGAGAATTTTATGACAGACGCACCAGTCACAATTAGTCAAATCACTGTAAAATCTGAAAGCGGTAATTGGGCCGACATCTATGTTCCTATTAATTCACCAAAAGCTTTTGATGTTTTATTCGATGCTAGAGATGGTATCAAGGTAAAAAATACAACGGCATGGAAATCAACTAAGGATCTGAGAGATCAGATGGCTCCAGAATTGTTTGAAGGGTTCGAAGGTTGGACACGTAGATATACAGAAGATAATACTACACTGATTGTTGAGTACTACTTTTCAAATATCACTCTAGCAAGAGCATATAATGCGGCTGTTGTTGATCTTAAAAAAAGAATGTTAGAATTAAATCCAAAAATTAAATCAAAAGACGAAAATTTTCAAATCTACTATGCTATCCGAAACAGACTGACTGGTGAATTGTATCCTCTTTACGAAAACGAATAAATGATAACTTTTGATATGAAGTACCCACATTTGGGTTATTATGTTTATGATAATCAAGCTTTTCTGATGCGAGAAGAAGCATTGGATCTTATGCTGTTGAAGAAGGATTATGGTGGTAAGATTGAATTTTACTACAACGACCATATCTTTTCAAACATCAATTGGGAAAAGAATGTACACTTTGACATATCGGCCCTGTACAGAGTTCGGGCTCAACAGCTTCGTGACAAGTACAATTACCTAATTCTTAGGTATTCTGGTGGTAGCGATTCGACGCAAGCACTGGAAGCATTCATCAAGAACGGCATATTTCTTGATGAGATCATAGTTATCATGCACGAAAAGGCCATCAAAAACCTTGACAGGAATATGATGGTCATTGACACCGAGTTGAGTCAGTTTCTGGAGTATGAATATGCCGTTATTCCTCAACTCAAAAGAGTCAAAGAGCTAAGTCCAAATACCAAGATTACATTACTCGATTCATCCGATAACTTGGTTGACCAGCTCGCAAACAAAAAATTTCAACATCTTGGTAGAAACGATGAGCCAACAGCCCTCAGAAATGTGACGACTGGCTTATGGAAAAACTGGACACCGGTACTATTCAAGCATGAAGAGGAAAGCTCCACAAAAGATGGTGTAGCTGTTATCAGAGGTCTAGAAAAACCCGTTATTGATATTACAGACGATGGTAAGATTTTTTTCGTGTTCTATGACATCACATTGACAGCTACCGTATCAATGCAGAAAAAAGGTACATCATACACCATTGAAGATTTTTACTGGTCACCAGATTTTCCACTGATACCTGTCAAGCAAGCTCACATGATTGTTGATAAACTATCGACAAACGAAAAACTATACAATGAGTGGAAATCACTTAGGGCCATGATTAAGCGTATCAATGCTGATCCATCAATCAAAGCATCTCCTGGATATATCTTGGACAGATGGTACAACACCATCATTTATCCAGATTGGAATCCTACCATCTATGTTGCGCCAAAATCGACTGAGGTAAATTCCGATTTTAAGTTGCTAGATGCTCTTGGTATAAACCACCAGTCGCAGCAATTCTATGATGAGTACATTGGATACAAAAAGAAAAAGTACGATAAGATAATAAATAAGCAGCAATTGAGCAAGTTCATGTTCTCAAGGCCATACTATGTTGGTCAATTTCAACCAAATTTTCGAGGTGCGCTATGATTAGAATGCTATGTGTGATGATGCTTATGTTGTATACCAACGCTGTATATGCAGCAAAACAGATTGATATCTATTCGATGTTTTCACCTGGTGCAGCTGGGACAATCATTGGATATGAAGTTGTCAACAGATTAAATGCCGCTCAGATTGAATACGAGTTTCGATTGGTATCTTTACCCGGTGCAGCTGGTGATAATGCCGCACTGAAAACTATCGCTCTTGCGCGGACGGGACAAGATGTATTGCTGTGGCAAGGAACATCTGGCTACACATTTGGTAAGTATGTTTCAGCTAGTCCAAACGCATATGACCGAGATAATGATTTGGTACCACTTGTCGCTTTTGCTGGCACACCATTTCATCTAATGGTAGAACCAGAGTCTGAAATTAAAACGCTGGCAAATTTGATTGATAGTTTTCGCAAGAAAGATGTTGTGTATTTTGGAAGCACATCAACCAATCCAGCAACTCCATTTCTTAACGCTATTTTCCTTAAAAGTAATGGACTAAAAGCTTCTAAAGATTTGAATTACACTTCACCTTTTGATATTACGAAGAGTGTGCTCGGAAAAGAATCAGACTATACCGTATTTTCACCGACTGATGTTAGGGGTCTAAGATCATTGGTTATGTCTGGTTCCGTAAGATCAAGACTTTTTCCAAATGTTCCTACTGGAAAAGAATTGGGCATGAACGACTTCATTTTCACTTCCACCATGCACATTGCTGTACCAAAAGAAAAGTCTGAGTTTGGTTTAAAATTTACGCAACTAATGCTCAAAGCTTGTTATGACCAGCAATTTGCTGATGCGGTCGAAAAGATTAATTATGAAACAAAATGCCTTCCAACTGAAAAGCTAAAAAGCACAATCAGAGAAGAGGCTGAAATGATTAAGAAGTATGAAAAAGATGTTGTGTGGAAGTAATTACTGGAACTTTGGTCCCACTACCCATACAACGATTGAGCGCCTCTTGCCTTTCGTTACTGGCGTAACGCGGTGAATCATAAAGGACGGGAACAAAATAGCTCGTCCTTTTTGTAATGGCACAATGATTGGCTCATGTGCATTGCTGCCATTGATTTGGAACTCACCACCTTCGAAGTCATCATCCAATAGAAGCGTAAGAGATAACTTACGAATTTCCGCTACGCCTGGCTGTTCATGACCCATTGCCATATCCATGTGCCAGTCGTATCGACCTTCATCTTCAGCGTCATATGTGGTATATTGGAACACATTATAGCCATTCAAATCAAAGCCATAATACATCTCATTGATTGACTGAATGATAAAGTTTAGCTTGTCAAAGATCCATCCGTTGTCTTGATTGCGTTGGTGAAACTTGATCTTGGATTCTCGGTACTTTTTAACTTCTTCAATATCTGTGGTGCCAGTAAGAGTGCTTTGCTCCACACCGAATGAATCGCAATATTCGATAACTGCATTTAGTTCTTCATCTGAAAATGCACCATCCCAATATGCAAATGGTAAAGTAATCTTAGCACGGTTGTAAGGATCATTATAAATCGTGGTATACTTTGCCATTAGAAAATTCTCCAGTTACTCACAGGTTGGACACCCAATGGTTTCGCTGCTTTATTTTTATATGTTAGAAGAATATCACACGCAAGACATACGCGCATCTGATCCATGTCTTCTGGAGTAAAGCAACCTGGCTCTTTCGCTTCTTCGTGGCCTACAGTGTCGTGTGTCAGATTTGCTGGAAAAACAAACAGTCTACCTTCCTGCGGTTCAATCTGCCATGTGTACGAGTTAAACTCGTCCCACTTGGAAGGTTCGTTGAACTTGATGCAGCCAGGAAATGGCTCATGCCTTGTGTGGTAATTGAAGAATCGAATGGGCTTTGAGAACTCTTTCGGAATGTTAATATAATATGTGAATGACATGTGCGCGTCTGCGTGATTGTGCATAGGCGTCATGCGATTTTTGGTAATGTTCATCCATGTTTTCACCACATTATATTCAAACAGATTTGGATCCAAGTGAAGTCTTGCGATATACTGTTTGACGGAATCGGTAGCAAACTTGAAAAATGGCTCAAATGCTGGCTCATGATGAATGTTAACATGACCAGTGAACTCGCTTGAGTATCCTTCCGGGGACATATATTTGAAGATGTTCTGATAAAACGATTCTTTGAATGCGTCTTTTTCTGGATATTCAAACTCGGTTAGCAGCGTAGGAAATAGAGCATGTTCGAACATATCACTTTACCTTATAAATTTGTTTGAGACTATTGAGAGTTTCGATATCAACTGGAGGCTTTATCATGGTTTCCAT